ATCTCCAATTCTTCTGGGCTAATCATAAAATCTTCCGTGTATGGCTCATACACTTCCTCATCTCTAAATAGATAAGGTTGCCTATCATCAAGCAATAACCCCTTATAAATCATTTGGGGGTATTCATCCTCTAAATATTTCTGCTCTGGCGTTAAAAGTCCAAACATATTACCACTTTACCTTATCTGCCCAGTAAGCCGCAGACATTTTGCCCTTAGCAATATTTTTACCGTGCCTTGCCTTAAATGAAGCACGTTTCTTCTTCATCGCCTCGCTCTCACCCTTCTTAGGTGCGCCAGCAGTCTTAGCACCCTGCTGTCCAAACCGAATGGTTTTTACCTTATCACCTGATTTTGCTACAACAACGTGGCTCTTAGTAGGGTGATTAGGCGTTCTCTTGGGCTTATTATAACCGCTAACGCCAACTCGCTCAAGTCGGGGGTCTTTACTCATCGAACTCCACCTCAATCATTCTGGAAGTCTGTATAAGCTCCGCTACAGTGCTTTCATTCATACCAGACCTTATACCACAAACATAAGTCAAATGTAACATAGCATCCATCATATGCCCCCAATCCACATCCTCAGAACTATTAACAATGCCCTGAGCGTGAACATCCAGCATAGTGCCAACAGCATCTACCAACTTCTGATGCTCATACCAACCCTGCTCAAAATCATCCATCTCCCCTAGCTCTTCCCTAGTAGGAAACTGAATCACATTATCATTGGTCATACAATCCATCCTCTGTTCGTGTTTAACTTCCTACTGGAATTATAACTCCTCGAATAACCGCCAGCTATCGCACCGTTCTCAGCAAAGGTTAGCACAAAAGCATCGGCTACGTCAGGGCTTCTCTGCCCCCTCTTCTTCATCTCGTCTTTACCCTCAACCTTCAACTTGCCGCTAGATAAATACTTATACCGTATTCCACTAAGCTCCTGCATTAAAGTACTATCATCAGGCATCTTAACATCCCTCGCCTCAAACCACTCCCTCGCGTTCCAGAACAACTCATCCCTCAATCGGTTAAACCTATCCTTTAAACTGGGTGATTCACTCACAGAAATAGCTATTGCTGGCATATCCAATTCCCTCAACCTGTCAGCCAATCCAGCACCTATGCCAATAGCATCAATATATATCGCAACTGGTCTAAGCATATAAGGACAAGCCTCATACTCAGCCATAACAATACCAGCCATTTCCATCAAATCACGCCCCTGATACGTCTTAATGGGCTCTAGCAACACATTGCCCTGCCTCTTGGCTATCGCGCTCCTGTCACCGCCAAAACGAGCTACATCAACACCCCAAACAGTAGGCGTGGTAGGTGACGATTCAATATCTCTCTTCACAGCCTCTTCTATGAGGTAAAGGGGCAATAACACATCATCAGACTGCGTGGGAAATTGCCCAAGCACCCTCACCCGATAAACATTGCTCTCAATCCCATACTTCTCAGCCATGTTCTCCAGAAACTGCTCAGATACACTCGGACTGTCCAGACAACTCACCGTCATAGTAAACCACCTATGCCTCTGGCTATGATGGCTCTCATAGAAGAACCCCTCAGACCTAGTGGGGTTTCCACACATCACAGTCTTAGCCCCTTCCGTGGACATAGCACCCTCTCCAACTTGGAAAACAATATCAGGAATACCGCTAGCCTCTTCGCAAATAAACAGCATATTCTCGCTGTGAAAGCCCTGCAAAGCCTCTGGGTTCTCTCTCCTGCTCGTTCTAGCCACCGCAAAACTGTCCGTAGCACCCTTCAAGCTAATCTTGTCACTCTTAAATTCCAGAAGCTCCTTGAACCCCTCTGGTAAGCCCCTAGCCCACTTATCTATCTCAGTCCAAAGCACATCCGATAGCTGGTGAGCCGTGTTAGCAGTAATAGCCGCCTTACAAGGATAATGGGTACACAGCCACCATAACGCCAACCATGAGAGAAAAGCCGTCTTGCCAACCCCATGCCCAGAAGCAATGCTAACGCGGTCATTAGATGCAATAGCTCTTAGAGCTTCCTTCTGCCACTCGTAGGGCTTCGCTCCGATAATCTGCTCCACAAACAGAACAGGGTCATCGTGAAGGGCTATAAGCAAATCTGTATTTTGGGATTTTTTTGGCTGGGGTGTCATTGTTGCCTCAGATTAAAGGGGGGGTGTGTGGGGTTATATTTTTTTTATCGGGGCTACCGCGTGTGAAAAGGGGGGGATATTCAACTTTTAGGCGATTTTGTCGCATAATGTCCATTATGGAAGATATATACAGCATACCCATCAGGCTAAGTCCTTGTTTTTATTAGATAACCTATGAGTGTGTATACTATTGGTTGTAAAACCCTTGGAATCAGGCTTCAAAATCGGTGTGAAATCCTCGTGCGCGTGTGCGAATTGGTTAAGAGATTTTCTCACAAACTCTTCCATCGGCTTCTCACCCAGCCACTCACTCCACAGCCTATCCCACTCGCTATAATTCATCCACCTTACCCTCGATAGTCCTAGCTTCCAGCCTCTTTCGCTCTTCCACAGCTTGCTGTACCTTCTTTAGCTCATCTATAAAGCTGGCTTTATGTTCCACTTCGATGCGCTGTGTCTGCTCACCATACAGCCTCGGAAAGAACTTAGCCATTCTGAACTTAGCGGTATCTATCTCTAACCTAGCAGATTGCCAATCTGTCTTCTTGTCCTTCATATCTTTTAGAATACTGTCTATATGGTCATCGATAGCTGTAGCTCTACTTTCCTGAGCCAGATAATACTTAGCCCTAACCGCCTCATCCTTATTCATCAGATTGTAGAAAGCCTCATAGCTTGGCATATCATCATCTCTGCCAACGCTTCTGGCACTTCTTCCATCGATAGCTATCCTGCGTAAAAACTCTTTTACTAATTCTGGTGTAAACTTCATAACAATTATATATCCTTACTGTTCTGCTCGTTCAACTGCTGAGTTAAATCAGCCATAATATCTGGTCTATGCTTCCTGTAATGCTCCTGCATAAACTCCGACAAACCCTTCCACTCTTCCAGCGATAGCATCTTCCTGCTACCCACTACCTTGCTCTTATCACCCCACTGCTGACCGCCAGAAGCCCTCTGAGGCTTCTTAGCTTCACTTCTGCACCATTGTTGCCAGAAAGCCTTACAGTTAGCGTATGCGGCTTTATTGCCATTCTTCTCATTCCAGAGCCGTACATCCTCTGCTATCTCTGACCAATCCAATCCCTTATCGGTAGCATACTGCTTATCAGCATCATCAAGAACATAATCAACCAACAGCATTTTTTGAGACTTCTTCTTTTTGGGTAAATTAGTATTATCTTTATTTAGTATATATCTTTCTTTAGTAAGTGTCGGATTTTCCGTATACGGTTTTTCCGTATGCGGTTTTTCAGGACACGGTGAATCTGAGACTGTGTAACGAGTTTCAGCAAATTTACCGTCCACCTTTATCTGCTCCTTCGATATATAACCATACTGCTCTAACTGAGCCAAAATCCGATACACCTTATCCCTGCCATAATCGAACCGCTTACGTAGTTCTGTGACCCTGACAACCCAATCGTTAGGCTTACTGAGTAGGTACACAATCAACCCCAGATGTTCAGCCGCTAGCCGTCCATCATTAATCAGCGCATTAGGGAGCGTTGAGAACTTCTCCTTCAGCTCGCTCTTGATAATAAGGCTATCGCTCATTTTTATCTGCCGCCATCTTGTTAAGCATCCACTGAAGTTCTTGCGACCTCTTCAGAAACTTATCTCTGGATTCGATAAGGGTTTTTTCTCGCTCAGTATATGTGTCAGCCATTTTGTTTAGCTCATGCTTAACACCCTTGAGAGCCTTACAAGCCATATAAAACGATATCTCGTTATACTTCCCAGAACGCATCTGGCTTTCCATCGTTTCGATTAATGTCTCTAATTTATTTTCACTCACCACTCAATCTCCTCAGCCTCTTCTTGTGATACCCAAGCATAGAAGGCACTGGCTCTTTCTTCTCAGTGATGCCATGACGTTGCACACCTCGCCCAACCTTAATCTCATACTTCTTGAAGTTGATAACCCTATCATTCAAGAGCCTAAGCTCTTCCTTAAATTCCTCTACCGTCATATCCACTCAATCCTTCTCCTAGATTCAATTCCCCAGACAAACCAAGCGTAAGCAGTAGTACCGCTACTTGTTGGCTTGCCCTCACCTACCCACATCGTCTGACGCTTACTAAAAACGTAGCACACATCAAACGGATGCTTGCTAAAAAGCCTATCATACCTTCCCTGACCTTCCAGAAAAGCTAACCTGAGCAACCAAGCATGACGCTTATATCCAAGCTCTATAGCCTTTAAAATAAATTCTTCCGCTAGCTTAAACGGTGGATTTGTTATGAGATAATCACATGGACGCTCCCACCGCATTAAAAAATCCTGATTAACCTTACCGAAACCCCTATCTACCAAATCCTCAGAAATAACCCTATGGTCATAGCTACCCAGCACCTTACTGAGCCTACCAGTTCCGCAAGCTGGCTCATGCACAAGAGAAGGCTGTTTAAACTCGCGCTGTAGCAGTGCCTCAGTCATAGGCTCTGGAGTGCTGTAAAAATCGTCTTTTTCTCTCACAATATCCTCGATGTAGGCAATAAAACGCCCATACTCAAATCATTATCACCGCCTCTTGCAGTCTTACTTTCCTCGAAATAATGTCTGCATAAATCCTTCAGAAACTCTGTAGGAAGTATAACAACCCTCTCACCGTTCAATATAAAAGCCCAGTAATCAGCCTCAGTAGTAGCAATACCACTAGGCTTTCCCCTACACTCATACTCAACGAAAATATTTCCTGTCTTACTGCTCTTGAAGTCTCGCTTTACCTCAATCTTCGCACCACGCAGTAAATCCCCTAGCCATACCTCTTCGCCCTGCCCTATCGCCAAGTCATATGCAAAATCGCTGTTATAATCCATTAGACACTCTCTGCCTCTAAGCAAATGCCAGCTACACTCGGCTCTAAACCTTCCTGCTTAAACATAATCCCCACAGTTTCCACCTCAAAGAGTAAAGCTATCTCGCAAATTTGCCTATTGTTATATCGCTGTAAACTCTCTGCATAAGTGCAATCATTGACACTAAAGCAAACCATTATAGCGATATAAAACATTACAATCTCCCAGCTAACATATCCAAGAAGTCCTCTAAGTCTAACACGGCTAACGCCCTGTTCCTATCCTCAGCTACGACCAACACATCAGCCCCTAAAAGATTTTCATACAGAAACTTGAACCCTGATTTCCGCTTCTTAGCCTCAATCACCCAAGTCTCCCTGCCCTTCTTGATATGCACATCGCCCTTAAAGCCAGCCGCAGAACCACTCAGAGGTACTCTGTTAGCCTCAAGCTCACGCTGTCTAGCCTTATCAACAATCTCACGCTCAAATCGTGAACCCTTTTCTTTATTGCGATTTGGCATTATCAAACTCCCTGACCCAATCAATTAGATTGACCTGACCGCCGCTCCATTTATAGATGTTAATCATCATTTGACCAGACGGTAGCGACTTCCGATATATATATTGATGGATAGCAACCTGAGTTACATCGAGTTGCCTAGACGCTTCTGCTTGGCTAATCCCCTTCTTTACAAGGTATTCTGCCAGTTTCATAATATCTCCAATAACTCTAAATTAATTCTATGATTAAGTAGATATTATTTTTTTGTTGCAAAGTCAAACGGAATAGATTAACTGTAATTTATAACAAATAAAAGGAGAATGTTATGCCAAGATTTAATACAAAAGTTTTAAACGCAGATTTCGTAAGAAATACATCAGTTAAAAAAGATATTTACAAATTGAAAAGCCTCATTGAGAACCCACCAGAAAACAGCTTAGTCATGGAAATAACACCGAACATGGCTCACTACGTTATTAATGAGCTAAACAAAAACAATAGACCTGTTAAGCCAGCACACCTTGTGCGGTATGCAAGAGACATGGCAAGCAATAACTGGGGATTGACAGGTGAGACAATCAAATTTGGTTTAGATGGTTTGTTGAAGGACGGACAGAACAGGCTCATGGCTTGCTTTAAATCGGGTCACTCATTTAAAAGTCATGTTGTTTTTGGAGTAAAGCCAGAGACATTTTATCAAATGGATGTTGGTGCTGTTAGAGATGCAACTGATATTTTTCATATCATGGGTGTTTCTAATTCCAAACACGTTGCTAGCGCACTAAAAGCAATCATGCCGTGGATGCAAGGCAAAACTCATAGTAGGGTTTTTATAGATAATGAAATATCAAAGGAATTTTATGATAATAAAATTGATAAAGATTTATTACAATTATCAATAAAAACTGCTAACAGTGTTTTCAAAATTGTAAAGTTGCAAAGAAATTATTTAACAGCCTTGTATTACATTGCCTCTAAAAATGGTCACCAAGTTAAGGTACATGAATTTTTTGAGGATATTAAAAAGGGCTACGGTAAAAGTTCACGCTCTCCTGTCATTTATTTGCTGACTACTTTTAATAAGTGGAAAAATGACCAGACTTACACAATGAATAGGCACGATAATGCGCTCTTAATTGCAAGAAGTTGGAGAAACTACAAAAACAATGTCAATTCTAAAAAAGCAGACTTCATAATGAGGCGTGATGATAAGCTAGGAGAAATATGAGCCAAGCATTAACAAACTTTGCAGAGTTGGGGCTAGACCATTTTAGCCCCTCTCAGCTTAATAAGCCGCTAGCTGTATGGATGTTTCAGTATGTGGCTCTAACAAAAGAGGATAGGCGGCAAATCAAAGTTGGCTATCCTGCTATTTATGGAACAGCAGTTCATAACGGCACTCAACATTATCTCTGTGATGGGTTGGTGCTAGAGGATGCTGTTGAAATGGCTATGACCAGCTATGATTTACAGCAAGTAAAAGACGCTGATGAGGAGCGAAACACAGCCTATAGAGATAAGATACAGCCAGCAATCGAGCAGGGTATCGAAGCTCTCGGTGATACTTTCGATAACGCAGAATCAGAGAAGCACGTTAGCTTGGAATTGCCAGAATTAGTCCTGCCAATAATCGGATATGTAGATTTCATAAAAGATAATGTGCTGTGCGAATTTAAGACCAAGATAGGCAGGATGAACCAGCCTAAGAAGGACGGCACAAGGTCACTAGGCAAGGCTCAGATTCCAGATGAGCCTCAGCAAGCACACGTTGAACAGGTAGCCATTTATTCTAAGGCTACTGGTGCTATCCCATCCATAGCTTATGTAAGCCATGACAGGGCTGTTAGGTTTGACCCATTTAACTGTAAGGCACTTCGGGCTGATAACATCGATAAAGCGATTGAGAGAGTGCGTCAGAAGGCTCTGAAGCGTCAGAACCTAATAGCATACTCAAATGACCCAATGGTGCTTGGCGGTATCTTAGAAGCCGATTTTAGCCATCCATTCTACTGGGATGACCCAGAAAACATCGAATATGCAAAGGAGATATTTAAGGTATGAGCATTAGAGAAAAATATAAATTTCTAAGTGATTGCAGTGCGACTTGGTACGACAAAAAAAATAAGATTGAAATTGATTTTAATGCACAAATACCAGCCCTTGCTCCTATGCAAGCCTGTCAAGCATTTCAAAAATTGTTTCTGTATGAGCAGGGCAGTAAAGGCAGAGATTCAAAAGAATTTTATATGATTGATTTCAAATTCAATTTAGTTGAGAAGGATAAATTTGATAATGAGTAAACTATTCGCAACCATGTCACAGATTGACATATCCAAAATGACCGAGCGCAAGAACGGCTTTACATATCTAAGCTGGGCGCACGCTTACAGATTATTGAGGCAATACTGTCCAGAAGCAGAGGTTATTAAATCTGTATTTAGTATGCCAGACGGCAGACGGCTACCATATATGGTGGATGAAGCTGGTTATGCTTATGTGCAAGTGACCGTGATTATAGATAGCTACACTTGCGTTGAAATCATGCCAGTGCTGAATCACGCTAACCGCCCTGTCCAGAACCCTGATAGCTTCGCTGTTAATGCAAGCTTACAGAGATGCATGGCTAAGGCTATTTCGATGATAACGGGACTTGGTATTCATTTGTATTGTGGAGAGGATACTGCGGCTATTTCAGCATCAGCACCGCAAGCACCTCAGCCAGTAAAGAAATTAGATACGAGTACGCTTGTATCTCTTGAGGCACAGCTAGAAAACTGTGCCGACTTACAATCCTTAAAGCAGTTGTATAACTCCAGATTGGATTGGACTAAAGAACAAACAGGATTATTTTCAGCCAGAAAAAAGGAGCTAATGTAATGGCGTATGATAATGAAATGACTGGGGCTTTGTTCCAGAATGACAAGGGTGATAATCCAAAACGCCCTGACCATCGAGGTGATGTGACAATCGGGGGCGTAAAGTATTCGCTGTCGGCTTGGAACACCACCGCTAAAAATACTGGGAAGCCTTTTATTTCAATTAAGGTATCTGAGTATGTTGAGCGTCAGCCTCAACAGCAACAACAACAGCAACAACCAGCACAGCAAACGCTCGTTGATGAAATACCGTTCTAAGAAAGAGCGAAAACTAGCCGCTACCCCAGTTTCAAGATTAGATACTTGTAGCTGGTGTGGCGGTACTTTTGATTGGCAAACAGGGGGAACAGTAAATGCAAACGGAGATATCTTCTGCACAGACAAGTGCTTTGATGCCAAAAGGCACAGCAAACCAGCAAGTTTTGACGAACTTTAAAATTCTACTAGCGGCTGTCTCAACAGTATCTAAAGTTTCGGCTAACCAGATTTTAGGTGATAACCGTGAGCCTAGAATAGCTAGAGCCAGACGAGTGGTTGCCTACCTAGCTTCCACCGCACTAGAAGCGTCAAAAACGAAGGTTTCTAAATTTATGGACTTAGACCCTACTAGCGTTTCCTACATGATAAAAAAAGTCACGCAAGAATTAGATAATTGTGATATTGTGACCACAGATTTATTGATGGATTCTATAACAGAATATAAAAATACTAATGTGGGCAAAGTAACAATGAGCCGAAATAAGCATGATAAATCAATGGTTTTGCTAGGTATGTATGACGATGGTATGTTGATTACGATTGACGGTGAGAGTATATTCCACGAAATGAACAGCCAGCAGATGATAGGTCTAGCCATTGAGCTTCTGGAAAGGGCGCAACTAAGTGCGAATTTACCGCAGAAAGAATCGGATTATCAATAACAACAAGTGCGTCAGGTTCTTGTTTGATGAATTGCACCGCCAGAAATGCCCAGAGGCTGATTTCTCTGAGCGAACAGGAATAAACAACAGCACACTTCGGGGCTGGCGAACCAGAGTAAACCCAAGAGTGAATGACTTAGATTTTGCTTTAAACGTCCTTGGCTACGAAATTGTAGTGCGCCCAATAAAACATGAATAGATTTCTAGCTGAAAGACTGAGCCATTCAAGTTACGGACTTGTAGGCGAGTGCATTGCTATGGCGGCAATACTACAGAGAGGCTGGGGTTGTGCGATGGCACAGCAGGATTCTGTGGACTTGGTATGCTGGAACATCGAAAACGGTGATAGCTATTTAGTGCAAGTCAGAAGCTGTCAGGAATCACGTCAGCATAAGAATCGCCTGTATTTTCAGATGGGTTTGGGCAATAAAAAAGACGTGAATGGCATTAGAAGAAAGCGGATGCCAACCAGAAATGATTTTGATATATTAGCCCTTGTAGCAACCGAACAGCGCACCTGTTTTTTTATGCCTGTCGTTGGTATCAATCAGATAAAAATAACCAAACAACCCAGTTTCTTTGATAATGCAGAAGTCGAATCAGAAAGCTGGCAAAAAACTTTAGAGGTACTAAATGAATATCCCAAATCGTAGACCATGCATAACCACTGATATCGGCTCAAACCTAGCCGTAACTGTATCCTTCCACCCTCAGACCAGTGAGGCGATTGAAGTCTTTATGACGAAGCGAGGCAATAAGGCTGGCGAATCAGAGCTTGACGATGCTATGTATAAATTGGGCGTTACTGCCAGTAAACTAATGCAGGGAGAGTTTGATGAACTTGGATAGACTGCAAGCTGAAATCACGGCTGATGAGGGCAGGGTAGATGAGATATACTTATGCTCTGAGGGACATCCAACATTCGGCATAGGTCATCTCATTGTGCAGTCAGACCCAGAATATAAACTATTATGCTTAGATACCTTCGTTGGAATTAAAGTATCTGAGACAAGGGTCAGAGAGGCGTTTGAGGCTGATATATCTGTGGTTCTAAAAGACTGTGAAATACTATACCCAGACTTCTACGAGCTACCAGAAGAAGCCCAACATATTATAGCTAATATGTGCTTCCAGCTTGGCAGACCTCGGCTGTCTAAATTCAAGATGATGAAGGCGGCTGTGGATGCCAGAGACTTCAAAGAGGCGGCTAATCAGATGCTAGATTCACGCTGGGCTAAACAAACCCCCAACAGGGCTGAGAGGTTAGCTAATAGGATGCTAAACTTGGCGATGGAGAAAACAAATGGCACAGAAAAAGTTTGAAGAAGATACGCTGTATTATGAATATGACCTAGATGGTGATGGGATTATTTCTGACGAGGAGCTAGAACACGCCAAAGACATAAAGTCAGCCGAAGCTGAATACCGCAAAATGAAAGCTCAGAGAAGAATGGCTACGGCTGTTCTGATATTTATGGCTCTTTATACCACTGCAATGTTTCTACCAATAATTCCAGACGCTAGAATTAAACTGCTAACAGACCTATCTAACCTACTCTATATCACTGGTGGTGGCATTGTTGGGGCTTATATGGGCGTTTCTGCTTGGATGAGTAAGAAGTGATGCCAGAATGGTGGGAAGCACTCCTGTTGGGGCTTATAGGGCTTAACACAGGCATTAATCTATATCGCTGGCGCGAGGATATAAGGAGAAGAAATGATACAAGCTCTAATTGCTCCTGCAAGTAAATTGCTGGATAAATTCATTGAGGATAAAGACCAGAAGAATCAGCTAGCACATGAACTTGCTACAATGGCTGATAATCACGCTCAGGAGCTTGCCCTACAGCAGATAGAGGTACTGAAGGCTGATGCTAAGGGAAACTGGTTTCAAGCCTCTTGGCGTCCCCTTATAGGCTGGATATGCGGATTATCTCTGGGCATTAACTATATGGTTAGCCCGATATGTGCTGGCTTTGGAATCACGATACCTCAAGCTGATATGTCTGTGATGATGCCGCTATTGTTTGGGATGCTAGGGCTAGCTGGTATGAGAAGCTACGACAAGGGCAAGAAAACAGATACGAAATGAAAAGCCCCCAGCGACTAGGGAGGAAACGCTGAGGGCTTAGCAGGAGAGTGTTGATTATTTATGAGGCTTCACGCTCATTTTGTAAAGGGGTTTGTAGCCTACTTCTGTATAATTTATCGTAGGCACTCAAAAGGTCTTTCCTAGCACCCTCGCTCACCACATCTTTATATTGTAGATACACGTTGATAGCATCTGTGACCTCAACGATTTCCTTTGCTGTTAGCTTTTCCATCAATCTCTCTCCACATCACAATCTATGCTAGCCAGATATAGCTCTGGGCTAGCTTCTACTTGAACGCTAGCCAACTCAGCCGCGCTATCCTCACTGAACGCTGATACGTTTACTTTGTATGTCTGATAAATCGTAACCGTATAGCTTTCTTCCATTTTTTCTAGCATCTATCTCTCCTCGTTAAAATTGTAATCAAATATATTTTCTGGCAATACCTTCACTTTGAACAGTTTATTATCAGGATATCTTTTCTTGACATAATAAAATCTATCGAAGGCTAGCCGCTTACATAAATACCTATATTGTTTAACGTCATCTGTTTCGTACAAGTCACCGTAATTCGTAGTACGCATAGCGTAGTTCATTGTGCTTGTATCTTTGAACATGATGGGTATTCCGTTTCTAACTACCATTGCTATCTCCTATAGAATAAAAACAAAAACCATTACTAAGTAAACAGTTACAAACAGCATAGCTGTAACGATAAACTCAGCGAAAATCTCATACCATCTCATGTGCTTCTCCCTTCGGGGCGGCTGTTAAGCCACCCTTTTTTTTAATTTTAATGGTTTACCATTTTGGTCTTTGACCAATGCAATTAAAGTAATGCGTGTGTTTGGCATCATTTCCCTAACTTGCTCCTCTGATTCTGCGTTTACATAAAGCGCAACCTTTGTTGGCTTGTAATCTGATTCCTCGATTTTATAGCTGTAAAACCTTGGGTTAAACGCTTCTAATTCGATATAATATTGATACATTTTATTATCTCCCTCTGGGGCGGCTTATGCCGCGCCCTTTTCTGTAATAACTTCAATATTTGTAAATTCACGAACATAATGCGCTATGTCAAACATGGTATCAGATTGCATATTTAATCTATACTTGCGCCAAAAAACACGACCATTACGGCTTTTATATTCCCCGCGCCAAATCCAGCGACGCGCTATATTATTTATAATTTTTGATTCATACCAAGTGCCATCGATAAAAACCTTGACCCACCTGTTATCGTCGTCAACGCAAACTAAATAACCATTTTCTTTTCTGCCATAAATTTCCATTTTAGTCTCTCCCTTCGGGGCGGCTTATGCCGCACCCTTTGTAATTGAATTAACTTTGATTAATGTGCGTTGATGAAGGCATTGAATGTCGTAACCGCCAGCCCAGATTGTATTGATTGTTACTAATAAATCACCGATTATAAATGTGCCTTGATATCCATCGCCAACGTGCTTGATTTCAAAATCACCAATTTCGTAAATGCCTTTTTTATGTAAAGCTGTGATGATGCGGTCATTTCTTTTTTGAATCATATTTGCAACGTTTGTCTCAACTATATGTGAAACAGCTTTTTTATTTGAACCATAAAAAACTTTATACCAAGTTTTACCGCCAGAAATTTCTATTGCGCCTTTTGTAAAACCGCCCATTGTTTTGCGGTCGAAATTTTTTTTATATTCAGCAAGTGCATCCATTCTACCCATTGCCCATTCCATTTGTCTGTCAAGCATAAGTTGGTCAATTTCTGAAAATGCCTTTGTAAGTCGGTTAATCATTTCACTCTCCATAATTGTGTAGGAACATCCCTACTCTATTAAACTACACTTAACACAATAGGCAGTCAAGCACTATCGTTAAATTATATTTAATTAATTTTTGGAGTAATAAATAAGAGCTACTACGCCAGCTAAAACAACGAGCCCTAAGATAATAAGCAATGTAACCAATATGCCCACAGTTATATCGTGTATACGCTTCTTGCGCTTCCTCTCATCTTCCTGACGCTTCTTGCGTTGGTCAGCTTGGAAACGCAACCAATCATCCCACAGATGCCAACGTCCGTACAGCATCATAAATTCTTTTAGCTCTTGTTCGTTTTGCTTAATCTTTTCTAAAGCCATGAACTCTTCAAGGTCATGGTCAGCAGAGCCGCCAAACAAGCTATTCTTTTTTTTGTGGAGTTTCTTTTCTAAGTCAGCCTTGCCATTAACAAAATTAGCGACAGCCTCTCCGCAGTCGGCAATAGATTTACCGTTAGCACAGGCTTGCTTGATAATACCAAAAGCCGCATTACAAGCCGCCAGTTCTGCTAACATTGCTACCTCGTGATGTTGTCTAGCTTTGCCTCTATTCGGTCAAGTGCTGAGTAAATTCTATCCATCTCAGACTTGCTGTCTATCTTGCTTACATATTCCTCTCTGGTCTTGTTGACCAGTATCTGAATACGTTTTATCTCTTGTGACTGAGAGTGCAGAAACCATGAACCGCCAGCCAAAACAATACCGATTAAAATATCAAAGAGGCTAGCCATATCCATGTTAAATCTCGTCTGGGAAGTTGTTTATAGGTGCTTTACCAGTTGGGTTGCCATCGCTGTC